ACCTGCAGACATTATGGTTATATCTCATACAAGAACAGCTGCTAATCACATTAGAGGTAAAATATTAGATATTGAAAGCATGAATAATTATTTACAAGAAACTGGAATAAATGTTTTAGGTATTATTCAAGCAAATAAAAAAACACTGGAAAGAAACGTTTCTACTATTCATAAATATTGTAAAGATCAATTACTTGGTTCAACAGTTCTTGAGATAAATGATTATGATGTTTTAAAACAAAAGTATCAAATATTTGATAAGTTTACTAACAATAAAAAATTTTATTTTACACAATCACTATTTAAAACACATCCATTTTTTAAATTTGTTTCATTTGCAAGAGACAATGGTAAAGAGTTAACTCAATATTACAGAGAACTTTCTTACGAAGAAAAGAATGAGTATAAATATAGTATTAAAGATTTAAATGAAATGAATGACCTTTATATTGAATATAAAACTAATCCAAAAATTAATGAAGGAAGAACAAACATATTAGATTTTCAAGACATGGTAGAAAAGTTTTGTGAGTTACCTAAAGACCCTGTTATAAAAGTTTTAATGGTAGATGAAGCACAAGACTCAAGTTTTATACAAAGAAAAGCAGAAGAAAAAATGTCTAAGAACTCAGACTTGTTTTACAAAGCAGGAGACCCTGATCAAACAATATTTGAGTTTGCGGGTGCTGACCCACATTCTTTTCATTTAGAATTTGCACATCCTGATGTAGAACTAGAGCAAGGATACAGATGTCCAAGGTTAATCAATGAATGGTGCAGAGAAGTGATAAAACCTATATGGAAAGAATATGAGTATACTAGAACTTGGAAACCAAGAGAAGAAAATGGTCAAGTTGTAGAAGGAGAAATATTTAATTTGATGAACTTAACTCAAGATCCTAATCTACATGAGTTATCAAACAGGTTACTTAACACTAAAGAAACTTTTATCTTTACTTATCGTGGAGGAGAACCGGAAGATATAATTAATTTTCTAATCAAAAATAACATGCCTATGAATTTTCTATCTGACAAAATAAAATGTTTTAGTTATCCCAAAAAAGAAATTGAAGTGCAAAGAATGTATCTTAGTTTTTGTTTTGGGAAAGAAGAGTTGTCACTGAATAAAATTAAAAAGATAATTAAGAGTATGGATCCTGGCTACTATCAACCGGGATTTAAAATAGAAAACTTAGAAGAGTTAGAAAAGAAAAAATACACACTTGATTATTTTATTGACAGTGGGTTTTTATCTCCGGTTATTAAAAAAACATCAGATTTTCAAAATATTACAGCACAATCTGATCTAAAAATTAAAAACTATGTACGTAATATTGTTAATAATAACAGAGATTTAGAAGAAATTAGAGTTTTTGTTGCAAATATACATACGATTAAAGGTATGGAATTTGACAATGTAGTTTTAGATTTAAAAATAAACAGAGAAGAAAGAACAATGCACGATAAACGAAGAATAAAGTTTGTTGCGGGTTCACGTACCAAAAAAACTTTATGGACTATTAAATCGAAAGGACAGTTATCACTATGAAAACTTACGACAAACAAGTAGGCGGCAACCATTACCAAAAATATAAAATACAGCCAAGTAAGTTTGTAATAGAGAACGAATTGCTTTACCCAGAAGGATGTGCTATAAAGTACATCATAAGACATAGAGATAAAGGAAAGAAACAAGATTTAGAAAAAGCAATACACTTTATAGAAATGATTATTGAAAGAGATTATAAATAATGTGCGTTCCTCCAGATTTATCAGAACTTGATCATTTACAAGACGTAGATACAGTTGCAGTTGACTTAGAAACACATGATCCAAACTTAAAGACCCTTGGATCAGGAGCCATTATTGGTAAAGGAAAAGTTGTGGGTATTGCTGTAGCTTTTAATGATAAGAAGTTTTATTTTCCTATAGGTCATATAGGAGCAACACCTCCATATACTGCTAAAAAAGTTTGGAAAAAGTTAAATGATAATATATTTCAAAATAAAAAGATAACTAAAGTATTTCATAACGCGATGTATGATGTATGTTGGATTAGACAAGCAACAGGGCTCATGGTCCAAGGACCTATTGTTGATACAATGATAGCGGCCTCTGTTATCGATGAAAACAGGATGAGGTATAGTTTAGATTCTTTGTCAAAAGATTATTTAGACGAAAAAAAATACAAATATGACTTACAAGAAAAAGTTGATGAAGAATTAGCTATACCAGATGCAATAGCTAATATGCATTTGCTACCTTATAAACTTGTAAAAGATTATGCAGAACAAGATGTTAACTTAACTTTTAAACTTTGGGCTGTATTTAAAAAAAAAATAGATTCACCTATAAAAATTGAATTAATAGAAAATGGTAAAGTTATTATTAAAGAAAAAACACTTAGAAACATTTTTAATTTAGAAATGGATTTGTTTCCTTGTTTAGTTGACATGAGATTTAAAGGTGTAAGAGTAGATACAACTAAAGCTAGCACTTTAGGTAATGATTTAAAAAAAAGAATGAATTGTATTTTAAAAGGCATGCACAGACGAACAAATGTTTTGGTTGAAGTTTGGGCAGCGGATTCAATACAAAAAATACTAGATCATCAAAAAATTACAGATTATAAAAAAACTCCTAAATCAGGGCGAGCAAGTCTATCAAAAAATTACTTAGAAACACACCCTAATATTTATTTAAGATTGATTGCAAGAGTTCGTGCATATGATAAACTAATCAACGTTTTTGTAGAAGGTCTTTTAAAGTTTGTACACAAAGGAAGAATACATGCAGAAATAAATCAAATTAGATCTGAAAAAGGTGGCACAGTTACTGGAAGATTTTCAATGTCTAAACCAAACCTACAGCAGATACCATCAAGAGGTAAATATGGTAGTATAATTCGTTCGTTTTTTTTACCGGAAGAAGGTGAAGAATGGGGTTCGTTTGATTACTCACAACAAGAACCAAGACTTGTAGTGCATTACTCTTTAAAAAATAATTTTAAAAATAATCCTGCAGCTAATTTAAGTGCTAAAGCTTTAGCAGATGCTTACACAAAAGATGCTGATACAGATTTTCATAAAAAAGTAGCTAAGATGGCTAAAATTACTCGTCTTCAAGCCAAAACCATTAACTTAGGTATGTTTTACGGTATGGGTAAAACAAAATTAGCAGCTTCTTTAGAATTAGATCCACAAGAATCTAGAGAATTGTTTAATAATTATCACAAAGAAGTTCCTTTTGTTAGAGAACTGTCTAATGGTTTAATGAAATTTGCAGAAGAACAGGGTACAATTTATACATTAGAAGACAGGTTTTGTAGGTTTGATAAATGGGAACCTAAAAACAAAGAATGGGATAATGACAAAAGAGTGTTTGTGTATACTGAATATGTAGAAACAAAATCAGATGATGGCCAAATAACAAAAGAATTTAAATCAGGGCCAGTTCCTATAATGACAACAGAGGCTGCTAAAAATCATTATTTAGCTAACAGAGTAAAAAGTTTACAGGACCCAGACCCTGAGTGTTTAGAGTTTACAAATCACTATCAACCTGCATTTACTTACAAAGCATTAAATAAATTAATACAAGGATCTGCTGCTGATATGACAAAAAAAGCTATGGTAAAACTTTATAAGAAAGGTATTATACCTCATATACAAATTCACGATGAATTATGTTTATCTATTGACAGCGAAAGAAAAGCTGAGATAGTAAAAAAAACAATGGAGACAGCAATACCTTTATTAATACCTAATAAAGTTAATTATAAAAAAGGTAAAAATTGGGGCAACACTGTATGATAAATTATGGCTTACTTAAATGCAAATATAAAACCAGAGTACGCACAAATAAGGAGAGAATATTTATATGACTGTAAAAAACATCATGGCGAAGTGGAAGATTGTATTATCTTTGGCATCACGAGCATGTCTGGAAGGGCTATACTATGGCACGCTATTATGGAGAACGGTGCAATATTTTATCGCTTACCAATTACGGCTTTTATTCAACGCGGTTTTAAACCGAAAGCTGTTCCACATAGACGAC